CTGGAATAGAATATAGTTTGGAAAATGTGAAGTGTTGTGATGGAGCCATTGTTTCTGGTCATAGTCCTTGCCCAGAACCTCCAAAACCTTTACAGACAGCGCAGGGATCAGCATATAATGTAAATTCCGCTCAAAACCTATCAAATGTTACTAATTCTACAAATACATCAACATCTTCAACATCAAACACTATTATGCCATTGTCTGGAAGCGCAACTTTTATGTCACCTAGTGGACAATTAGTTGTTGGAGTAAGACAAGAAGCAATAAATGTGCCACCAGCACCACCAGGATATTATTGGTCTATGGTTGAAAAACCAGGAGTGGCTGGCGGTAATATTTTTAGAAATTTACCAGAATCATGTTTTATAACACAATCACCAACACCGACTCCGACTCCAACAAATCCAGACGGATCTTGCCCTCCAGGAAAAGAAAAGGTTGGGGATTCTTGTTGCAAGATGATTACTGTAAGAGCAGAACTCAGAGATCCTCCGTATTGCACTATATGTGAGCATTTTATATATAGCGCTGCTCTTTTATGTAATCCGAATATTGATAATAACAATGTTAATAACCCTCCTGTTGATGGAGGTGGTGGCGGTTATCCTCTTATTGGAGTGGTAGATGTTGGCGATAGCGTTAACTGGCAAGACGGAGGTGGCGGTCCAGTTATTAATCCAGTAGTAGATCAACCATTACCATTTAACAATCCAGTAAATAATGGTAACAATCCAGATATTGAAGGTCAACAAGACGGAAATGATCAAGGTCCAGATCCAGATTCTTATCCATTGTCTAAATCTGGAAGTTCTTATGCAAAACTAGTAGATAATGGAATTCAAAATTTAATTGCTCAAGGATGTTTACCGCCATATCAACCATTAGAAAATTTCCCAGCCATAGTTGAATCGGGATCAAATGCTATAAACGCTATTGCTTCTGTTTCTGAAAACGGTAAAGTTGCTCAATATTCACTTACTATGAATTGTGTAGTTACCGTTAGTAATAATCCCGATAATATTTTAGAACCGGATTTAACACCTACTAATACTAATACAAACAACTCTGATCAATATCCTATTTTTATATGTGGTCTTCCAATTCCACCATATGTATATGATCCAGATAATACTTCTGTTAATAATAATTTAAACAATTTGTTTAATGCTCCAATGTGTAGTCCAGGATTTCCTTTACCTCCCCAAGTAAATCCAAATCCGCCAATGTGTACTGGAATGCCAATAACTGTATAAAAAGGAATAAAAATGATTTTTACAGAAAAAGTTCATAAACTATATGCTGGATTTTTTATGTCAGATTCCAGATTTAACTGGAAGAGTGATAGTCCGTCTTGGCTTTTTATAAAAAATAATTTAGTTAATTTTTGGCCACAAGAAGTTGATAATCAATTTTATTATGAATTCCCACAAGCTCCACAAAAATTAAAAGTTTCAAATGGTGGCCAAGCTCCATTAACTATGCTCCCTTATGATCACTTATTTACAAGAGATCACCCAGCTGGTTGTTGCCCAAATAGTTTGGCAGAAAATAGGGGTTTAGTTACTAAAATATACTTTAATTTTTTCTTTTATTTGGGATTACCTAATTTAAGAATAGTATTTACATATCAATGTGATAAAACCGGAAGCTTGGAAGAAAAAGCATATGATTACACATTAAATAATGCCGTATTACATACTGTTGTTGCCCCAAATGATAAATTAATACCTCCATTTGATAGGTGGAAATCTAAAGATAGTTTAACAGGTGTTCAATTTTATAAGTTTACTTTAGAAGAGGGTTATCCATTAGGTGGTTTTAATTGCGCTAGTGGCGATTTAGAAAGCAATGATTACAAAATAGCAAATCCAGTAAACTTTACTTCTGCAATACATAATGGTCTTAGGCGTGGTGCAAAAAAACAATATTTTGTTACCGGTCATGATTCTGCTAATGCCGGTATTTTTAATATGGGTACTTCTAATAATGAATACTCTTGGCAAGAAACTGGACCAAGAGATTTTTATATTTTTGTAAACTATGAACCACCAGGTTCTGTTAACGGAGCATCTTTTCAAGGCTACACTACACCGAGGATATTGTAAAATGCCATTTCCAGCTAATCCAACTAATGGCCAAACATTTTATATAGGCACAAAATATTTCATATATAATTCTACTAGTGGTTGGATAGAACAAGAACCAGCTATTTATTTTGTGCAAAATACTAAACCTACTGGTAATTTTGGATTATCTAGGCCAGGCGTTTGGTACAACCCGTCTTTAGGTGTTATTTATTTATGGCAGGATGGTCAATGGGTACAATACTTTACTGTATGTAGATGAGGTTAATATGCCATTTCCAGAAAATCCAACTGATGGGCAAATATACTCTAAAAGCGGAAACCTTTTTATTTTTAAGTCTGGAAAAGGCTGGTCAAGAATTGAGCCGGAAGTTTTTTTTAAACAAGATACAGCGCCGACCATATCTGACATAAAAGGTCGCAAGGCGATATGGCAAGATACAGTTAATAAAATTATGTATTTTTGGAATAGCCAAATTAATAAATGGATATATAGTCCATCTGCTTGCGGAACATATGTTCCATTAACTCCAAAATATATGACTTTTTATTCGCAGACAGCTAGCGAGTTAATAGCTAACGCAACTCCATTACCAGATACTGTAGATACTCCATTGTGGAAAACTCAAAATAGCAGAAGCACTAATCCAACCATTAATGCAAGAATACCTAGTGACTATCAAGTAGAATTAATACACCCAGTAGAATCTCCGAATAATTTTGTTATTTATTATTTTATACAATTTAAAAATGCATTTAATAAAAAAATGGCTTTAAAAACAATACCGGTTATAAAGGCTAATTGGCACTCGTCAAATACTAATTATACTGGTACAACTACAGAAAAACCAACATTAACAGTATTGTCAGTTAAAAAAGCAAAAGATGAATATGGATCAAAAAATAATTTTGACTCAATGGACGATTCTGTTTATGAAGTAGCTGTTGAAGTAGCGACTGAAACAGATATATATGGTTCTAATTATATACAAGATTTAACTTTTAATAAGCCAACAACATTTAATATAGAATTAGAAGCAACAGAATATGGATTAAAATTAGTTAATGTAATTCCATCTTCTTATTTTTCATATCAAGGACTTCCCTATAGAGCTAATTTATATTGGAAATATAATATAGCAAGAACAATAAATCCATATATCAATGTAATAGTTTATCCGCAATCTCATCAATTACAAACAAATGGATCTGTTTTTAATATACCCATAATAGCAGAACCTATTACTGGCTATATGAATATATTTGATTCTGCTGATAATTTTACTGGATTTTATTCTGGCATTCCTAGTGGATCAGTAAAAAATAACACATATAAAAATTATTCTGGAACATTTTCTATTGAAGTTACCGGAATTTACGATGTAAATGGAACTCCAGTAGCTACATTGACTGGAACAAAAACTAAAACAGTAACTAATGGATTGGCTATATTTGATGATTTAGTTTTAACCGTTACTGGTCATACATTAATAAGTGGAAAGTTCCCCATGGCAAAATTAACTATAACCGCTAGCAATGTTAATATCGTGTCTAAAAAAACAGATATATTTATATATTGGATATAACATGGCAAAAATATTTTCACTTACTGATGATATTAAGCAAATAGCTGAATTCGCCATTGATGATCTTATAGATCAGCTTGGTAAAACATGTAAACTTGTTTATGCAGCTTCACCTTCGCCTTGCCCAAATTGTATTTTTGATCCTATTGGAAATAAATCTTCTAATACTTGGATTAGTGGTGGTCCAATACCATTTGAAAATGGATCTACTTGTCCACATTGTGATGGAACAGGACTTCACTTTACAACTGTAACAAAAGACATAAAAGTTTTAGTTGCTAATTCACCAAAAGACTTTTTTCAAAAAATGCCAGCTAATATTCAAATTCCGGCAGGAACTATACAGACAAAAGGTTATATGAAAGACTTGCCGGATGTTTTGCAAACAAGAAAGATGATTTTTCAATTAGATGTTCAAGGCTTAGTTAAATACACATATGAACTTTCTGGCGAACCTATTGATCAAGGCAATATAGTACAAGGTAAATATTGGGTTGCGAATTGGGTCCGTGTAGGGGCTTAATATGCAATACAACTGGTCTATATCAATAAACCCAAGCGATTTTGAAAAGAAACTATTAGCAGAATTAAGAAAAATAACATCTGCTTATATTAGTAATGTCATTAAAAAAATTAGACCAAAAATAAGAGGTATTATTGCATATCATCTTATAAACTCTCCAGAATATGAAGCTTTAACAGATTTGCGTGGTAAATTAAGATTAGATCTTGGTATTGAAAATCCAGAAACAATTATTTCTCAACTTATAGATTATATATCTAATCAAATTAATTTTTTAAAGAAAGATCCAACATCTACATCTTTAGGCGGAATGACGCTGTATTTATTAAGAAGAGAGGGTTTGCAGGGTTTAATAGATAGTCCTTTGGGTAGTTATACATCTAAGGGCGGGGAAATACCTTGGTTAAAATGGTTATTAACAGAAGGAACTTCCACTATAATACAAGATTATGAAGTTAGATATTATGATAAGGCTCAAAAAAATTCTAGAAGTAGATTTGCGTTGATGGTTCAGCCGACAAAACTTTCTTCTAGAGCTAAATATTCTAAATTTTATGATTCTGGAGGAAATTTCAAAGGAGTTAAAGGTTTTGCGATTGATTCAGAATACGCAGGAACAGAAGATGATAATTGGATAACTAGGTCTTTTATGAGAGCTATACCAAGCATAAACGAACTTATAGAAAAAGAAGGTTTAGAATGATAACAAAATTTAATGGCGTTCAACAGTATGGACAACCATTAGCTTCTGAAAACCTAGAAACATCACTCATGTTTTTTACACAATGGGCGATGCTTAATATAGGAGCTTTTTCTAATAACAGAATTAACAATAATCCAAGTGGCATAGGATCTCATTCGGCAGATCCTTCTAGATTAAGACTTGCTAGAGATCCAAGATATGCATCTGGCTGTGTTTGGGAAGGTGTTAGATCAGATTGGGTTTGGGAAACAGGAATTGAATATTCTACTCAACCAATAAATATTAGCGGTGTTTATGTAAATAATAATTTTATTTCAGTTAGTCAAACTGGAGTTTCTGGATATAAAGTTTCTTATCCAGAAGGAAAAATCATATTTAATACACCATTGCCTTCTGGAACAAAAGTGCAATGTGAATATTCAAATAGAAGTGTAAAAGTTTTACGAGGGCAACAGCCTTGGTTTAATCAGCTAATTTTTAATAGTTATAACCCAGCAGACCCTCATTTTTTGCAAAATGGCTCTGGAACTTGGGATGTTTTATCTCAAAATAGAGTTCAATTGCCAGCTATGATTATAGAATCTATTCCGAAAGTTAATTTTTATCCATTAGAATTAGGTAATTTAACAAGAAAGCATCAACAGGAAGTAATCATAACTATATTGGGAGAAACATCTTATGACAGAAATCAAATTCATGATATTATAACTTATCAATGGCAAAAACGAATCATGGGCGTTGATCGCACTAAATTGGTTAACGATAGAAAATATCCATTGAATTATGATGGAACTAGATCGGCTAGTGGTATTCAATACCCAGCTATGGTCAGCGGTGATTATGCTTGGAAACAAATTAGAATTGAAAATATTAAATCTAGAGAAATAGATCTGCCTAATCCTTTAGTAGGCTGTGAAATAAGGCTAACTTGTGAAAGTGATTTACCATAAATGCTTTTTTTTGGTGTAAATGCTTAATAGGTAATTACCTAAACTGTATATAGGAGAATAATCGTGGCAAATCGAAGAATGTTTTATGCCGTAGAAGCTCTTAGCATCGCTCCAGATGCTACAGATACTTACACATTTGTACATGGCGTTCAAAGTGTTGGTATGAACACTACTTTTAACCTTGAGAACATTTTTGAACTTGGTCAGCTTTCTCTTTACCAGATCGTTGAAAATGTTCCTGATATTGAAATTACCGTAGAAAGGGTTCTTGACGGAACTGCCCCTATTTATACTTTGGCCACTCAAGAAGGCGCTGATAGCAGTCTTGTTGGTCGTTCCAATGCAAAGTGCAAAGTAGCTATGCAGTTTTACAATGACACTCAGGGTTTGGCTAGTGGTAGCCCACTTTCTGAAGTTATTGTTTCTGGCGCTTTCGTAAGTCAGATTTCTTATAAGCTTGCTACTGAAGGTAATGCGACTGAAAGCGTTACTATGGTAGCAAACAATAAGAAGTGGAATCGTATTGAAACTGGTGACGCTGCTTACTTTACTGGGTATACCGCAACTACTGCTGATGGTACTGGTCTTCCAGCATCAGAAAAAGCTACTGACAATAATGCTAGCGGTGTTAATCGCAGACAGCATATCGTGTTTGCCTCTAGCTTGCTACCTTGCAATAGTGGCACTAAGCGTGGTGGCATTCCTGGCATTAGCACCAATGGTGTTAATGAAGTTGATAGCAATCTTGGTTGCTTTAGAGCTAGCGTACAGTCTGTTAGCGTAAGCGCTAACCTTGGTCGTGAGCAGATGCTTGAATTAGGTCGTAAAGCTCCTTACTTCCGTTATGTTAAGTTCCCTGTTGAAGTAACAGCGGAATTTGAAGTAATGAACAAGGTAGGCGACTTGGTTGAAGCTGATGAAGTTCAAGACAACATTAGTGATCAGTCCATCAAACTTGTTTTTGAAGAAGGCTTGTCAGTTGATCTTGGTACTAGCTGCAAACTTACTTCCGTAAACAATGCTGGTGGTGGCGCTGATGGTGGTAATGGCACGATTACTTATAGTTATCGTACCTATAATGATTTTACTGTAACTCATCCATCAGACCCTATGTAATTTAAGTAAACTATATTATAATAAAGCCAAGGGGGTTAATTCTCTCTTGGCTTTTTTTATTTAGGAGGACTTTTGGACGAATTATTTATAAATAGAATTATTGCAGGAGTAATGCGTTTTAAATATAAAGATAAAGTTTATTTAATTAAAAATCCAGATAGGTATCATAAATATATAGCTGAAGAAATTTATCAAGAGGCTTTAGTAGATGCTAGAGTTGAAGGTCTTTATACTGACCTTGAAATAAACGATATGTTAATAGAACAAGGCATATGGAATGATGAAAAAGAAGAAAAACTTAAAGCCTTAAACAAAGAAATAGAAGAATTAAAAATAAACTTGTTTCAAAATTTTTATAAAGAAAAAGAAAGCGCAGCAATTAGAAAAGTATTAGCAATCGCCAAAACAGATAAAAGTTTGTTAACGATTGAAAAATACTCATATACATATTTAAGCGTTAGCGGTTATGCTTCTACTGCAAAAATTAAGTATTTAATAGGCAGTTCTCTATTTCATGAAAACAATACACATGTATTTAATGAAATAACATTTTGGAAAAACAGAAGTGATTTGTTAGATGAGGCTGTTGTTTTTTATAATCAATCTAAATTGGATGATAATAAATTAAGACATTTAGCAAAAACAGACCTTTGGAGAAGTTATTGGTCAGCTAGAAAGTCCGAAAGTTCTATGTTTGGAATACCTTCTGTTGATTTAGATGACGAGAGAAGATCTTTGATTAGTTGGAGTCAATTATACGATAACATAGCAGAACATCCAGAATGTCCGCCGGACGACTTAATAAATGATGACGATGCCCTTGATGGTTGGATGATTAATCAGAAAAGAGAGCGTGAGCAAAAGAAAAATCAAAACTCGATAGATTCATCACTAACCGATAAAGTAAAAAATTCTTCAGAAATTTTCATAGTAGCTCATTCACAAAAAGAAAGAGATAGGATAGAATCTATGAATAGCCCAGAAGTTAAGGCTATTAAAAGATCTAGAGAAAAAATTATTCAAGAAAAAGGCGAGGTTTCAGACCTTGATTTTTCAGATGTAAGAAGAGATATACAGATGAAGAAAAACTCAATGTGAGAGGAAAACATGGGAGTTTACGAAAACTTTGAAAAAGCTTCAAAAATAAATAAAGAAGATGAATTAAAATTAAATGAGAAACATTTATTACTATCAAAAGAAAAATTAAAAAAAGTAGCTAATACAAAAATGAGGACAACTTTTATCGGCTCTCTTTCTGCAATAGAAAAATTTTTTAGTGAATTATGGGAATATGACTATCAAGACGGGGAAGAAGTTAGTAAAAGAAAAAGAGTGTGGAAGGAAAAGTGGGAACAATGCAGAGCAGAAATACTTAATAATGGGAACAATCAGCTTCGTGCTGTTGATGCAGAAATTGATCAATACTCTGTTTCTTGGGATGGTTACACTCGCAATTTTTCTAAAGGAGGACAGTCATGAGTGCGCCTGATAACAAGAGGACTTTTAAGGTAACGCTTGATACCAAGGAAGTAGAACTCGCAGTTCTTCGTCCGACTATTAAGCAGAAGCAAGAAGGCCAAAAGGTTTACAACAAGGCATTTCGTGATGCCGTTGAATCCGGCGGTATTCTTCGTGCAAAAGTTGAAAATGTAATGCGTGAGCAAAAGCTTTGGGATGACACAAAGCAAAAGCAATTGCGTGAACTTCAAGAAAAGATTGCAGAGTCTGAACGAAGGATTAAGTCTGGCGGTATTAAACTTAGTGAAGCCAGAGAAATCGCCCTTCAGATGAGGAAGTATAGGGCTGAGTTGCGAACATTGAACTCTGATCGTATTGGATTAGATAATAATACAGCAGAAGGACAGGCTGATAACGCCCAATTTAACTTCTTTGTTTCTGCTTGTACTGTATTTAATGATACTGGCAAGCAATACTTTAAGTCTTATGAAGACTTTTTATCTAAAGAAGTAGACCCAGCCATTGGACCAGCAGCTTCTAATCTTGCCATGATGCTTTATGGTATTGACCCAGATTATGAAAAGAGATTGCCGGAAAATGAGTTTTTAAAGAAGTATAAGTTCGTAGATAATGAACTAAACTTTATTGATAAACAGGGTCGTAGGGTAGATTCTGAGGGCCGTTTGGTCAATGAGGATGGCCGATATATTAATGAGGAAGGAAAACTCGTTGATGTTGACGGCAACTTAGTTGATGAAGACGGCAATTACATTGTAGATTTCACTCCATTTTTGGATGAATCTGGCAAGCCAATTAAGGAAGAAGAAGAATAAAAAATTGGTGTAATATTAATTAGGAAAGTCTAATGGGAGCAGTCTTTTTAAAATAAGGATTGCTCCCTTTCTTTTTATAGAGGAAAACAATGGCTTTTAATATTACCGCTATAATGAATGTTGCTCTCGCTTCTGGAGCAGCTACAAAAATATCAAACGATCTTAATAGACAACTATCTAATAAAAAAGTTACTGTAGATCTTAGTTTGGCCAATTCTGATTCTATTAGAAGAATTAAAGCCGATATTGAAGGAGCAATTACATCTGTAGAAAGTTTTGGTCGTCAAGCCGGTTTGGCAGCAAAAAGATTCGGGGCATTTAGTTTAGCTGCTGGATCAATGATTCAATTAACAAGTGCTATTAAACAAGCGACATCAGAGGCTATAGATTTTGACCGTCAGATGGTTAAACTTGTTCAGGTTTCTGGCGATAGTGGTTCTGCTATTCAAGGTGTTGTTAATGAAGTAACTAGACTTTCAACTTCTTTAGGTGTTTCTAGCAAAGATCTTATTCAAGCTGCCGTTACATTAAAGCAAGCCAACTTATCAATTGATGATACAAGAGTTGCTTTGGAAGCATTGGCAAAAGCTGCTTTAGCACCAAACTTTGAAAATTTTGCAAACACAACTGAAGGTGCTATTGCCATTCTTAATCAGTTTAAGATTGGGGCGAATAATCTTGAGTCAGCTTTAGGCGCTGTTAATGCAGTTGCTGGCGAGTTCGCTGTTGAAGCTGGGGATATTGTAGAAGCAATTCGTAAAACTGGTGGTGCTTTCAAAGCTGCTGGTGGAGACTTAAATGAACTTTTAGGTTTGTTTACATCTGTAAGACAAACAACTAGAGAAAGCGCAGAAACAATCAGTACCGGTTTGCGTACTATATTTACAAGAATACAGCGTGGAAATACTGTAAACGCCCTTAAAGAACTAGGTGTAAATCTTAGATATAGCAGAGAAGAAGCTCTAGCTCTTGGAAATGCTAATCTTGAACAACAGTTCGTTGGTCCTTACGAAGCTATTAGGAGGCTTTCTGCTGCATTATCATCTTTACCTACTACTGATCCTCAATTTGCAAAAATTGTAGAAGAGTTAGGTGGCTATCGTCAAATTTCTAAAGTTATTCCTCTTATTCAAGAATTTGCAATTAGTCAAAAAGCGGTTAATGTTGCTATAGCTGGTTCTACTTCGTTGTCTCAAAATGCTGGCCAAGCACAATTAGCCTATGCGATTAAGTTACAGAAATTAAAAGAAGAATTTAATGCTTTAATTAGATCTATAACTCAATCGACTGGTTTTCAAAAATTATTTGATACTTTTATATCTGGCGCTAGTGCAGCTATTCAATTGGCAGATGCTTTAAAGCCTTTGATTCCTCTTATTGGAGCTATAGCTACAGTTAAAGTTGCCACCGGAATTGGTCAGTTTGTTAAAGGTTTTAGTACCGGCATTACAGCAAGTCCAAACCCAAAGATATTTAATCAAAATAGATTTGCTGATGGTGGCATTGTAAGAATGAAAAGGGGCGGTGTTGTACCAGGAAGTGGATCTGGTGATATTGTTCCTGCATTATTAGAA